ATTTTTTCTCTGGTTGCCAACCGAACATATGTTTTACCACTATTTTTATCGGTGACTTTAACCTCATACTTTCTGTCTTTGGTAGATTGAAGTTCTTCGACATAAGTCAACTGAATCTGTTCTTGTTCCTGATTAGATTCTTTAACAAATACTTTATAAAGAGCATTTGAAATTGAATCAGATGCTGCCTCCATAAAAAGAGGTCTAAAATCTTCTGCTTTCATACCACCACCTTCTTTTCCGAATAATTTTGCCTTTATCATAGCTTTATCCCTTTCTCCCAGACTGCTGTTTTGCATATACTGCGAAAATGCTTGAGCAAGTGAAATATCTTCTCTTCTTGCTCTATAACGAATATCATAAACTGCCTGCCTTGCTTTTTTTGCAGGATCGGATTCACCAGACTTTTCCTTCTTACTATCATCGGGAGAAGAATTAACTGCCGCAGGAGCAAACTTTCTTGCGGGAAGATCTTCGGAAATATTTCTTTTCATAAGAAGATTTACTACTTTACTTTTTTTCTATACTTATTTATGAAATCTTTTATGTAAGAAGTCTGTCCCTGTGCCAAATTCTTATTTTTAAGGTCAGATCCTGGTGTTTGTTGTAGAGCATACTTAAAATATCCATCGGTTCCAATCAAAGTATTTGGTTTATCAGGAGTTCTCATTTTACGATTCATTTTAACTTCGATATATTTTTTCGCCTCCGTCACATCCTTAATCCAGGACTTAAACATCATATTAGATTCCGTAACGTAGATGATTGGTTCCACGACGAATAATTCTACCAACAAGTCCGGTGTTTAAGTTTTCAACTAGTTTTCCAATTTGGAAAATCTTTTCGGAAACATAATTCTCACGAAGAGTTTGTTGGTCTAGTTTTGGCGCAATCTCCCAGATGTTCCAATTCTCATTAATACCCATCGATGCTCTTACGGAATCAAAAAGTTCCTGTGCAGAACCACGCTTCATATCAGGAGGAAGTCCTTCTCTAAACTTACGGAAGTCTCCTTCGGCAGCGGCAAGTCTCATTCTTGAAGCGGACATACCCTCAACACCTTTGGCATCAGGGTCTCTTTCACCAGAAGAGACTACCTCAATCGCATCAAAGGCATACAGTTGTCCGTTGTAATTATTAGAAAGTTTCTCAAACTCTTTTACTCGGTCAGAACCACCCACGATTCTAACATTCGCATATCCATCATTGTGTGCCTTTTTAAGAACATCAAATATAGTTTTATTTCCAGCATCATTCACAATTCTTTCACTATGAGTAGGGAACATCTTTCTCATATATGAAATCTTTGTATCCGGGTCTAATGGATTCTTTTTCTTGTCCTGACTTCTAGAAGGATAAATTAAATAGTCTCCACCATCAGACTCTGCCGATTGTGCCGCAACATCCATCAGTTGCTGGTGTCCGATTGTGGGTGGATTAAATCTTCCAAAGGCAATCGTCAGAGTTCCTTTGGTTTTAGGAACATCAGGTGGAGTTGCCACAGCAGGTTGTTGAGGTTCCTGTGCAACTGGTTGCTGTTCTGGAACTGCTTCCTGTGGTGCCGGTTCTTCTGGTGCTACTGCCGGTTGTTGTGCGTTAGGGTCATTATAACTTGGAGATGGAACATCCTTCTCATATGCAGTTTGTGGGGGGTCTTGTGCTCCTATTCGTTGACGCTTATTATAAAACTTTAACTGACCTCCTTCGGTCTTTGCCACAAACTCGTTGGTTCTCCTGTCATACCACCCTCCGTGCCCGTCTCCCTGCAATCCAAGACGCTGCGCTTCTGTTGCCGCTGCGGATGCTTCTGATATAAATTGAAGAAAACTTTTCATTATTTGCTTAATTGCTTCTTACGAATACTTGCCAATATTGATTCTTTATTGGCAATAATATAAACTAGACCATTTCTTTTAGTCTTAATATATTTATTCTTTAATGTTTCCTTCTTATTTGATTTGATTTCTTTATCAAGAGCAAAGTAAAAATACTTGATAAAATCATTCAGAACATCTTTCGGTAATGACTTTTTAGTTGTAAAAGCATTCAGAATATTGTCGATGAATGCTTGAAGATCTTTCATAAATTATACAAGTAAAATAGAGCATTCACAAGTATTTATGAATTAGGAGGTTATTCTAGTGCGGCACCAATCTTTTCATCAAGGTCTGAAATCACGGCACGAATATCAGAAATACGGGGAGGAACAGAAAGTTCATCATAGGTATAACCTCTCTGATTCTCAAAAAGAATTTGACGAACGGCAGCGGCACAACGCACATCCATTTTAATAGATACGGATTTAGTCATCAGATGTCTCCCTCTTCACGGTTTTCAGACCTATGAACACTAAATGTTCCTTCCGGATATCTTGCAGATAGTTTTTCGTAGTTAATTTGCATAATTTCTTCAAAGGAAGTATCCATAGCAATACATAGTTGTGCAAAATACCAGAAACAATCGGAACATTCCTTAAGCAAATGGACCTTAGCATCATCACTAAAAGGTTTTCCTTGCAATAGACATTTCTTAATTATCTCAACTGCTTCTCCCATTTCAGCAGAAGCACCCAAAGCAAATGTAAGAAGATGAGTTAGTTTTACACCTTCCTCATCGAGTTCTTGCATTCTTTCAATAAGTTTATTAAAGTCACTACTTGCAGGACTTGTAGTTTGACGAACGAACTCAATATATTTGTTTGTATCAATAACTT